GGACTTTGCTAGGTCAATTATCGACGTGATTGATGTGACTTATTTTGAGAACAAGTATTTCAAACTAATCATTCAGATGATTAAAGAATACTATGTAAAATACGAACACACACCAACATTTGATACTTTGGAACAAATAACTAAATCGGAGTTACAACAAGAGACGGCTTCAAAAATAGTTATTGACACAATTGGTAAAATTAAAGATGCACCAATAGAAGGTGCTGAGTTCGTTCAAGAAAAAGCGATGAAGTTTTGTAAACAACAAGAACTTCAAAAAGTAATGGGTAAGGCCCAAAAAATTATTGACGGTGGTGAATTTGAAAACTACGACAAAGTTGAACAATTAGTAAGAAGTGCATTACAAGTTGGAGAAAGAGAAGATGGTATGACCAACGTTTTCTCTAACTTAGATGATGTTTTAAACGAGGATTATAGACATCCGATACCAATGGGTATTTCAGGTATAGATAAACTCTTAAAAGGTGGTTTGGCTAAAGGTGAGATTGGGGTTGTATTAGCACCAACAGGTGTTGGTAAAACAACCCTAATGACTAAGATTACAAATCACGCATTTAACTTAGGTTATAACGTCCTACAAATATTTTTTGAAGACAATCCTAAGATTATTCAAAGAAAACATATAGTTTTGTGGACGAAAGTTCATCCTGATGAATTAACTTTGAAGAAAGATGAGGTAATGAAACGTGTTACTGAGATTAAAACGACAATGCCGAATCAATTAATCTTGAAAAAGTTACCGTCAGATACCATGACAATGTTACAAATTAAGAATCAAGTTAGAAAGATGATTGCTGATGGGATTAAGATTGATATGATATCGTTAGACTACATTGACTGTGTATTACCTGATAGAAACTTAGGTGATGAGTGGAAATCAGAAGGTTCTGTGATGAGAGCGTTTGAAGCTATGTGTCACGAGTTAAATTTAGTTGGATGGACGGCAACACAAGGTAATAGACAATCTATTTCTTCTGAAGTTGTAACAACTGACCAAATGGGTGGTTCTATTAAGAAAGCACAAGTAGGACACGTTATTATATCAGTGGCTAAGTCATTACAACAAAAAGAAATGAAATTAGCAACAATTGCGATTACTAAATCTCGTATTGGTGATGACGGTGTTGTGTTTGAAAACTGTAAATTTGACAATGGGATGTTGGAAATTGATACTGAATCATCTGTTACTTTCTTAGGTCTTGAAGAACAAAATGACCAAAAACAACGTGATAAAGTTCGTGAATTATTAGAGAGACGTAAAGAACGTGATGCTCAGAAGAAAAAAGATGAAGATAAAAAAAATGATAATGAATAATATGGAAAATAAAGTAGAACCAATTTTAGAAACGAATCCTGACAGATTTGTAGTATTCCCAATCCAATATCACGATATTTGGGAATTTTATGCACAACACAAGGCGGCGTTTTGGACGGCTGAAGAATTTGATTTAAGTGATGATATCAGAGATTGGAGTAATTTATCAGATAATGAAAAATATTTCATAAAAAATATCTTAGCATTTTTCGCGGCATCGGATGGTATTGTTAATGAAAATATCGCTGAGAACTTCTCAAGAGAGGTTCAGTACCCTGAAGCTAAGTTTTTCTATGGGTTTCAAATTGCGATGGAGAATGAACACTCGTTAACTTATTCGTTATTGATTGATACTTATATCACAGACTCAAAAGAAAAGGACGATTGTTTCCACGCGATTGACAGACTACCGGCAGTTCAGAAAAAAGCTAAATGGGCTTTAGATTGGATTGAAAACGCGTCATTTCAAGAACGATTGATTGCATTTGCCGCGGTGGAAGGTATCTTTTTTTCAGGTTCGTTCTGTTCAATATTTTGGTTGAAGTCGAGAGGTATTATGCAAGGATTATGTGATGCTAACGCATTGATTTTTAAAGATGAGAATTTACATTGTGATTTTGCAATTCACTTGTTAAACAATCACGTTGTAAACAAACCAAGTGAGAAAAGAATTAAAGAAATTTTATTGTCAGCGTTAGAGATTGAAAAAGAATTTATTACTGAATCATTACCTGTTTCGTTAATTGGTATGAACCAAAATTTAATGAAACAATATTTGGAATTTGTTGTTGATGGTTTATTATATAAATTAGGTTGTAGTAAAGAATTTAACGTTGAACAACCTTTCAAGTTTATGGAACAGATTGCAGTTGAAACAAAAGGTAATTTCTTTGAAAATAGAACCCTTGAATATCAAAAGGCGAAATTGAACGAGACAATTACTTTTACGGATGAGTTTTAATAAAATATTATATTTAATATGATGTCATTAAAGATTAAAAAAAGAGGTGGTGAAAAAGTATCTTTCAATCCACAAAAGATTTACAACAGAGTTAAAAGAGCGTCAAAAGGATTGAATGTTAATTCTGATGAGATTTTTATTAAAGTGATAACTTCAGTTCCAACTGAAGGTTATATCACAACAAAAGAGTTAGACAAATTGGTGTATGAGATTGCGTCCTCATACACTGGTAGTCATCACGACTATTCACGATTGGCGTCTTCAGTTGCTATTTCGGCATATCACAAAGACACTGTTGATAGTTTCAGTGAGACTATGCACGTATTACATAGTGAAGGTGTCGTTCACGATAACTTAATGAGTGTTATTGAGAAATACGGACCAAGTAATATTGATTCAGTTATTAATCACGAAAATGATTATAACTTTGACTTTTTCGCTTGGAAAGCATTACAAGAAATGTACTTGTTAAAATTACCAAATGGTAAAGTTATTGAGAGACCACAACATATGTATATGAGAATTGCGTTGTGGGTTACTGATACGTATGAGGAGGCGATAGATTATTACAAATCATTGTCAGAACAACGTATCTCTAAAGCAACCCCAATTATGATTAACTCAGGGACGTTAATCCCTCAGTTAGCGTCTTGTGTATTACATTACAACAATTCAGATTCAAGACAAGGTTTATTAGGGACTCTGAATGATATCTCAACATACTCATCAGATGCTGCGGGTATTGGTTTATGTATGTCAAATCAAAGAAGTAAAGAAAGTCGTATTACAACATCAGGAGGATTCGCAGGTGGGTTGTTAAAATACCTTAAAATAGTTAATGAATCATTAAGATTCTTTAATCAACAAGGAAGAAGACCTGGTAGTGCTGCGATTTACATTGAACCTTGGCATAAAGATATTTTTGATTTATTAGATATCAAAAAGAACACAGGTAAAGATGAGTTGAGAGCGAGAGACTTATTCACGGCATTATGGATTCCTGACAACTTTATGAAAGCGGTTAGAAATAATGAAGATTGGTATTTGTTCTGTCCTAATGACATTAAGAAAGCAGGTTTAAAACCTTTACAAGAATCTTATGGTCAAGAGTATGAAGAAACTTACGCAAAAGCGGTTGAATTAGGTTTAGGTAAAAAAGTTAGTGCTAGTGAGATTTGGACTAAGATTATCGAATCACAAATTGAAACAGGTGTACCTTATTTGTGTTCTAAAGATAATGCTAACAGAAAGTCTAACCACCAAAACATTGGGGTTATTCACCAATCTAACTTATGTGCTGAGATTTTCCAATACACTGACGAGGAAACTACCGCTATCTGTACATTATCATCAATGGTGTTGAAAAACTTTATTGTTGAAGGTAAGTTCGACTTCAAATTATTGTTTGATGAGGTAAAAAAGGTTACAAGAACTTTGAATAAAGTAATTAATATCAACAGTTATTCAACTGAGAAAGGTAGAAAAGGTGGTTTAGAACAAAGAGCGATTGCTATCGGTGTTCAAGGATTGGCTGACGTATTTTATTTATTAGATTACGTATTCACATCTGAAGAGGCGAGAAAATTAAACAAACAAATTTTCGAAACAATTTATTTCGCAGCAATCACTGAAAGTAACCAATTATGTATTGAAGAAAAATACGCACCTTATGAATACTTCAAAGGTTCACCTATGTCAAAAGGTGAGTTCCAATTTGATATGTGGGGAATGACTGAAGATGATTTATCAGGAATGTGGGATTGGAAATCATTAAAAGAAAGTGTAATGAAATACGGTGTATGTAATTCATTATTCACGGCTCAAATGCCTGTTGCGTCTTCCGCAAAAATTACAGGTTCATTTGAAATGACAGAACCCGCT